GGGCATCTAATGCGGTACAGCCTAGCAGCTTTCCTTTTCGGAAAAACCCTCGAAGCGTTTATTGTTCAGTATCCGGCGAATTGGTTTGAGCATTGGAAGGAAAACGCTTATCGACGTGGCTACTTAGGCTCATGGACTCAGCGTCGGTGGCCCGTGAAGTACGAACGGCACACAATTAACGCCATTCAAGCCTTTCCCGATTTTGTTCCGGACAATTACATGGGACAGGAAAGCGTGATCATGCTACATCCAGAGTATTAAATCGTCCCGCAACCACCCCACCCACCACCATTCCAATGACCAACCCCACCCCAGCACCCCAGCCAGCTACTCCAGTCGCGTGGTGCCGATCCGATGACTTCAGCGCTGCCCTCCAGAAGGTGCAGTCTTTCAGTGGCTGGCGTGAGCCCCACCCCGACTGCGACATGGCGCTTTATGCGCAGCCCCAGGCCAGCCCTTCCGCAGCCGCAGACCACGCAGAAGGGCCGAGCGTTGACGACGTTGTCGAGCTGTGTCAAGAGTTTGGGTTTCCTCTTGACAGCGACGACGCCACGAGCCTTTCAATCCTGCGCGACATGATCACCTCCGCCATCACCCGCTGGCGTGCTCCGGTTGCCCAGCCCGCAGCCCAGACGGTGAACCTGGCCGAGCTGCATGACCCCGATTTCTCTGGCGGCCTGACGCCAAGCCAGCACCTTGATGTGCTGCATGGTGGAGCAGATCCTCGGGCTGCTGCCACGGCCTCGCCTGGGATCCCTCCCCGCGTAGGTCATGTCCTGCGACTGGCCGAGATCATCATGGAAGTGGACCTCAAAAGCGATCGCAACACCTTTGTATTAGGCGCTGCAGCCCTGGCTGAGGCGATCCTGGCGCATCCTGGGTTCAGCGGCTGCCACGATGGTCCCGTGGCCATGCCAGCGCAGGGGGAGGTGGCTGAACTGGTGGCAGCGCTGGAAGCTGCCGCGGAGTGCGTGGCAGCCGAGCAACCTGATCTGATGCAGTTGACCGACAAGCAGCTTATCCGTATCGCCGAACTCTTGAAGGGCATCCCCCATGATTGACGCCAACTCCCCCACCTTCCGCCAGCAGTACCCCAACGGGGCCATAGTCCGCGACCGCCTCGGGCGTTTGTTGTTTGGCGTGCTGGCCTGTGACCCAGACACGGGGGAGGTGATCAAGGGCACCATGACCGAAGGTGGGAGAGTGGAAACCCACGAGCGTTGGCCTGCCCCTCTGACGATTGAGCCTTGCCAGTGGCTCCACATCGGGTTTGACAACCACTGAGCCGCGCTTTGTCAACCACATTGTCAACCATCACCCATGTACAACAACTCACCACGGCTAACTCTGGACAAGTTGGAAGAACTAATCAACGCCGTCGAAGGTGGCGCCACCGTTCTGTGGACCGCTGCGGGTGACATTCCCGTGGGGTTACCAGTGGCGCAGATGACGCATGAACAGTTGATTGCTGCTCTAAAACTGGCAGCCAGATGCGAAGTGAGTTGGGCTGTGATGAAAGATTGGCTCGAAAGGCGGCAAAGTATTACCCCCCAGCAACACCCCTCCTAGCCGCCAATTCCCCTACCACCTCGCTGAACGTCCGCCCACCTGCCGGAGCATCCAACGGCGCCGATGGCTGCAGGCTGCGGGTGCGATCGGGGAATAGGTATCGCTCGCTGGCTGTTGGTGCGGTCAGGGCACGCTGCAGCAGCCCCCTGGCCCGTTCCTCGCTGATCCCCTCCGCTTTGGCCAGGGCCCTGACTCCTGCCGCTTGCTCCTCCCGCCAGAAAGCGTTATCGAGCAGGGTGTCACGAATCACCGGGTCAGCTTCCAGCACCTCATCAGCCGGCAACGGGACCGGCGTACATCGGCATTGTGGATGGGCTGGGATGACCACCTGATCAGATGGGTAGATGCGCCCATGGCGGCTGAGGCACCAGCGGCAGGTGCGCTCATCGGTGGCGGCCACCCAGCGGATAAAGCTGAAGCCCTCGGCCAGGTTGTGATCAATGGCCCCACGGACATAGGCATTGGCCAGTTCTGACCGGGCGATCACCTCGGCACGCTGGCGGAGCCCCATCCGTGAGGTCTTGCCCGTGGGGTCGGTTGTGCCCTCTAGCGCCCCAACGATCTGCCGTTCAAGCCGCTTGGGGCCCCAGCCACGGGCGACCCCTTCGCCGACGATTTGCGCGATCTGATCACGGAACCGTGCGGATTCACCCGACATGAAGGCAGTAGCGGTCTGAACGGCGGCACGGATCGCCAACGGATTGGCCCCGGCGAAGGCGGCGCTGGTACCGGTGACGATCGTCTGCAGCGCGGCCGCAGCTTCACCGCCGATGGCCAGAGCCTCGACTAGATCGGTGGTGAACTGGCGCTGCCAGGCGGTGATTTCCTCTGGCGGCAGGAACTGCTGAGCGTCCCGCAGGATGGCCCGGTACTTGGCGGTTGCTTCGGCGGAGCTGTAGGCGCCGGGGGCCCTGATGGGATTGCCCTCAGGGTCAAGATCGGAGGGGCCCACGGCGTTGAGGTAGGCCGCATAGTGCCGCTTCATGTCACCTAGCACGCGATCCAGGGCGGTGCGCAGCATGGCGGTGGTGTTGGCCAGCGTGCGTGCTTCCAACTGGTCAAGGATGGCGGCGTAGTCGTCAACGACTCCGACGATGCGGGTGGTCATCGGTTAGCGGCGACCCTTTCGACCTTTTATGACTCGTTTTCTTGCGTTTTCCAGATTTGCCTCTGCCCTATTTCGATTACTTCCTGAAAGACCGGTCATTATACCAATCGGCCGGCGTACAACTGCAGGGCTTAGTCCTATAGCTTTTCCTACTGCTCTTTGACGGTTGTAGATAGCGTTTGCAGCACTGCGAACCACGGCGCTTCTTGCGTTCAGCTTGTTACTTAAATAAGTTGAGTTCTTCGGGGCAAGGGCACGCTGCCTTCTGTCTTTAACAGCGTTCATGCTTGTATCAACCTTCTTCACCGGCTTAGCTGCTACAGCCCTCGCCTTCACCCTCGCCGTCACCGCCCCTTGCTTCAACCCCTTGGGCTTGGCCACGGTGCCCCTCGATGCCGCACCTTTCACCGCCGTACGATTCCGCTCCTTGCTGGCCTTCAGGTAAGTACCAGCCCGCGTGACCGCCCCACGCTGGGCTGGTGATGCCCCAGGACCCGCCTTCGCCCTGGCACGCCTGAGGCTGGCCCGTGCCGCCAGCGTCCCCCCAGTGCTAAGCGGTTCTGCGCTCTTACCAGGCTTGATGCGGCCAAGCATCTGCCGCTGAATTGCCATCGTTTGCTGCCGTTGCTGCCGCGCCTTGCCACGCTTGCCGGCGCCTTCGTTCATTTTCTGGCCCGATAACCGAGCACGGGAAACACCGCCAACCTTGGGCGCCTTGATTCTGGAGCCTGGGGCCTGAGTCGGCTTGACGGTAGCGGCAGGTTTGGCCGATCCCCTCGCCTTACCACCCTTTCCCACGGTGCCAGCCCTAGGCGCTGCCGTCATCTGACTGGTCTGCGTCGCTCGCTTGTTCCCGGTTGCGGTACGCAGCCTGCCGCCCCGCGCAGTAGCTCCGGTGCCACTACTGGCAAACCTGCCACGGTTATCCCTGGAGTATTTCCTGGCCATGCCGATCAGCCAATTCTACCCAAGCTTTCCTGTCAACCTTTCTTGTTGCGACGCCCTTTCTTTGGTGCCCCAACAGTGTTTCGTGGCCCTGGGCGCAGATTGTTCTTCCCTCTTGACGGTTTACCAGGCCCCGTAAATGCCAGCTGGTTGCCATAGGTCACACGGGCTCTGGCCGCAGGCTTGCTACCCTTTTCTGCTGCCGCTGTAGCTCGCTCCATGCGACGCCGAATCGCCTTGGCGCCATATCTGCTGCCGATTGTTCCCATTTCAGCTTGAGATATTAGGCGATCGGTTGGGTCCTTGGAGAATCGATTGATAATTGATTTTGCATTGCTGCGCTCAAAGCTTCGACGCGCTTTATCAAGCTTAGGTTGTACCTTTTTTATTCTATCATTAAAGCTGGTAATAGAATTTGTGACATCTTTAAGCGAGGTATCTATTCTTCTGTCAATCTGCTTAAATTTTGCCTTTGTGGTAGCTGCATTATATGGCTTGATATTGTTTGATGGTGACTTTTTCGCTCTGCTTAAAGGTCGGACATTATTCCTTGCGTTGATAGGTTTTGGGGATGCAACGACCTGGCGAGCCTTGCCGCTTTTTCCTACGGTGCCATCCATAGGCGTCCGCGCTATTTTCTTGGTCTGCGTGGCCCGCTTGCCGCCGCTTGCGGTCCGCAGCCGTCCCCCGCGTGCCGTCGCTCCGGTGCCGGCGCTGGCAAACCGTCCGGCATTATCCCTGGAGTATTTCCGTGCCACAAAAAAGCCCAGCCAGAGGGTACCGACTGAGCTTTCCGCTGTATTGCGCCGCTACGGCTTCTTGATCGTGCCCTTGACGCTGGGGCCGTTGATCACCTTGCGGACGCCGTCAGGCCGAATCCGGCGACCAATGGCGGTAACGACCGGGGCGGTCATTCACCCACCACGCCGTCGCTTTCAAACTCGCCGACAACTTCCTCGGACGCGAAGTCGTCGGATTCATCTTCATCGGCAGCTAGGGATTCCAAGGTCAGCTCGGACTTGACCACTTCGAGTACGCCAACAACCTCGAACAGGCTGCATTCCGACACCTCAATCAGGTCGGTAACGGCCTCGTGTAGAGCTTCGGCAGGGGTGATGAGTTCGGACATGGGGGTGGCTTGCGGTGCGCCTTAGTCTACCGCTTCCTGCTCCCGTCGTCTACGCATCCTGGATCGAGCAACCCGGTCCGCCCGATCGGCACGCCCCGCGTCGGTGTGCAGTCGCCAGCACTCCCAGCAGTGATCACCGTGGGTGCCGGTGTGCTGGCGGGGGCAGCAGGTGCAGGGCCGTAGCTCTGCAGGGGGCAGCAGGCCGGCCTGACGGTCGCGGTAGCGGCGCTGACGGTCGGCTCCGGTGGGGTCAGGCATTGGAGCACTTGAGCTGGGATGCCATCTTTTCCGCCATGAGACAGGTGTCTAGTTCACGCCAAGCAAGGGGGAATCCCTCGCCGGTTTCCATTGCCTCTTGATAGGCCGCTTGTGAACGCTCTGCGGCGCATCGACCGATGTTTGCCCAGGCGGATGCTTGCATGGTGGAGTCAGGCATCAATCGTCGCCACTTTCTGGAGCTGCTTCTAACGCTTCAAGCAATGCTTCCATGTCAAGCAGGAATCGCTCTGCTTCACAACGAATGGCAGAAGCTGCGGTTCCTTCAGGGGTTAAATCCTGGAGAAATTCGCCAATGAAAAACACGACTTCGCCACGGGGCTTTCCGCTGGTCTGTTTCAAGAGCGGATCTTGGCCGCCTGCTTGTTTTTCGAGCTGCCAATACACCTGTTCTGTGTACATGCGGCGAGCGTCAGCAAAACCAGGATCCATGGCCGGGGAAGTTGAAGTGTTCATGGCGGGAAAGCGAAGGTGGATTGTTGCCGGGAAGCCCCGGCGGGCTGGGGGTCAAACTTCCGCGTAGCCTGCCGCTTTGTTCCATGCCTCGTAAGCCCGCCACCACTTGTGGCAATGACGCTGAATCCTGCGGCAGCGTTCTTGGCCGGGCCCTGGTTCGGTTGGGCGGTTGGGGTTGGCGGTTCTGAATGGCCGACCCTGAAACAGGGAAACACGCGACCAGCGGTGATCGTCGGCTCGTTCGTTGTCAAAGGCTTTTGCTTCACTTTCGCTGGCGAAAAGCCAGACGGCCTGTTGTTCTTCGACTGAATAGATAGCCATGGTCTGAGGGTGTCGATGGTGGATAGCAGCTGAGCGCTGCAGGCTGGCCGAGGTGTCAGGGCCAGCGGGCAGGGGTCAAGCGGCGGCTTGCCAGCAGGTGGGGCTCCAGATCGGGTCTGGCTGGGTTGCCCCAGTGCGCTGCTTCCAGGCGTTGAACGCGGTCAAGTCGGGCAGGTTGGGGCAGGTAGCGGGACAGTTCGTCTCACCGCAGTAGAGAGAGCGGCAGGAGATGGGGAAGAAGCGTTTTTCAGGCATGACTGGCTGCTGAGAGGATTGGATTGGTTGCCGGGATAAGCTCCCGGCAGGCTGGGGGTCAGGCATGTAATTTATTGAGAACAACTTCAACCGCGACTTTGTTGATTTGGTTGTCAGACCAGTTGGGGTGGCATTCCTTAATGTCAGCGAAAAGCCGCTGCCATCCCTGAAAAAGATCATCAAGTGCGTCGGCTTTTTCTTGGCGGGTCATTGTCATGGCTGGCGGTGCAAGGTGGTGGCGGCTCGGGTTCCCCCTTGCCTGTCTTCATACTGTAGCCGGTCCGTTACGGGATGGCGAGGGGATAGTGGACCGGTTCACAGATTGTCGCAATCGGTCAGATGCGGAACCCGACCCGCGCTTCGGCCTCCTGCTGCCAGCGCCTCAGATCGTGGCTGCGTCGCCTTGCAGCATCCCTCTCCCAGTCCTGCGACGCCTCCATATCGTCGGCTGCGGTGACGCCGTGGGCCAGGCTGGTTACTTCGTGGGCGGGACCAATGACTAGGTGATTCATTGCCAGGGTGCTGGGTTGTTGGCTGGTTAGCTGGTGGCGGGAAAGGTGATGGGTTGCCGGGATAGGCTCCCGGCGATTCGCAGGGGGGAGATCAGTAGATCAGCTCAATATCTGGGCTGTAACCCTGCTTGAGTATGCTTGCGTATTGCTTGCGGGCACATGGCTTGAGCGATGTGCGGCGCTGACCGTCATAGCTGGATTCAAAGGTGCGGCCATTGGCCAGCAGAAACAAAGTTTTGCCAACAATACTTACAGCTTCTTGTTGATCGGTAGTTTCAAAGATCACTACATCTTGAGTTGTAGTGCCTTCGTTGTTGATTTCTGGCTTACATGCCAGCACGGCACGGGTGACATTGTAAGAGCCGTAGTTGCTGCGAAAGGTGGTGACGGTCATGGCTGGCTGACGGAGGGTGGTGGTTGGTTGCCCCCGGACCACTGGGGGCGATTCGGCCCGGTTTTACGCCTATGGCCGGCTGGCGATCGGCGGATCTCTCCCCCGGTCTTCATATAGTAGCCGGTCCGTTACGGGTCAGGAGGGGGGAGACGGGACAGTTCACAGATTGTTGTGATTGGGGGACCGGTCGGCTTGCCAAACGCTCCCGCGCCTTGCGACCCTCCTGATAGCCATCTCTCCAGGCCTCAGAGCACTTGCAAAAATAGTTCCAATGCACGCCTCTCTTGCCTTTGTAGCCACGCTCAATTCCAGCGCGATATTCATCGTGAAACGCTTCAT